ATTGGCTGGTGCGGCTGGTGTAGGTACTGATGCACTTGTAAAAACAGCAAGAGCAAGAGTAAGCGGTGTGTTTATGGAAACAGATGACGCATTGGCAAAGAAAGCACAAAGAAAATTAACAGGTTTATTGCGTAGTGGTAAAGCAACAGCAGAAGAAGTTGCAGGTGCTACACGTGTAATAAAAGATCGTCTTAATGATGTCAATGTAACAAGTAGTGTACGTGATTTAGCAAGTAAGAAAGTAAATGATACAGTTATGCAATTTGACGGTGCATTTACAAAAGGAAGAGCCAAAAGAGCAGGCATAAAACGTTACAGATACGAAGGTGGCATTATTAGAACGAGTAGAGATTGGTGTCAAGAACACCAAGGCCAGACATATACTGAAGATGAAATATATGACATCTGGAATTCAAGTTGGCCAGGCAAGGAGCCAGGAGACCCTTTTGTGGTGCGAGGCGGTTATAACTGTCAGCATTTCTGGGTGCCAATTGAAGATGAATAAATACAAACATAAAGGAATACTGATATGACAGATCAAATCATAGATAAAACTGAAACTACTGAGACTGGTGCAGAAGTTCAGGGTACAAGCCAGGAAACAGAAAGCAAAATGTTTAGTCAACAACAGTTAGACGACATTGTTGCAAAACGTGTGGCACAGACAAAAGCCAAATACTCTTATGATCCTTCAGAGGTTGATGAATTAAGAACCTTCAAAGAATCAATAGAAGAGGAGCAACTGATCAAGCGACAAGACTTTGATAAGGTGTTGAACAAACAAAAAGAGAAATCAACAGGTGAGATTACTAAACTTAGAAATGAGTTAACAGCAATCAAAGTTGATGGTGCTCTTATTAGTGCGGCATCTAAAGCAAATGCAGTGGCACCAGATCATGTTGCATCATTGTTGAAGAACTTTGTTAAGTTAGATGAAACAGGTAAAGCAGTAGTAGTAGACGCTGATGGTAAAGAGCGTTTTACAGATGATGCAGAGCCTTTTACCATAAGCCAACTTACAGAAGAGTTTTTAGCAAGTAACCAATACTTCAGGTCAGCAGGACCTGTAGGCACAGGCGCAGAGTCAAATGTGGCACCACAAAAGTCAACAGAAGTTGACTTGTCCAATTTGGACTTAACAAACCCTGAGCATAGAAATCTTTATAAAAAGATGAAAGCACAAGGGAAAATATAATAAGAGGTAATTAAAATGGCGGCTTTAAAAGACAACAACACAATGTCATTACTAAACACAGATGCGTTTAGTATTGAAGCAAAAGCGGCGACTGTTTATGCGGCTCAAGAGAATTCACTGTTTCTACCTGGTGGTATCGTACCAATCGTTAACACACCAAGTGGTTTAGTAAGAGTTCCTGAGTTAGCGGCGGCGTCAGCAGATATCTTAGACGGTGCAGGCGGATCTGCGGCAACTGATGATATCACAGCACAAGCAGTAGCAGACACTAAGAACACAATCACAGCAAAACTATTTGCGGCACGTTCAGTAGTACGTGATTTAGGTGGAATTGACCCAGCAGAAATTGGAACTTCACTTGGAAAAGCGGTTGCGGCAGAATTTGATAAAAGAGCGATCAACATTATTGCAAACAACACAACTGAACAAGAGGCTACTTCAGCACTTGACACAGAAGAAATCTTCAAAGCAATCGGAACAATCCGTGCGGCGGGTGAAACTGGTCAACTTTACTGTTTAGTAGCGGCAAGTTCGTACTCAGCAATCATGAACTCAATCGGTAATGCGGCATTTGCAGGTTCAGACCTTCAAAATGAAGCAATGAGATCAGGCTACATGTCAACACTTGCAGGCGTACAAATGTTTGTTACACAACACTTAACAGATGCTAACGCAGGATTAAGTTCACACAACATCCAAGCGACAGTATTTGGTGCTGATGCATACAGAATTGCTATGCAGAAAAACGTAGACATCGAAGTTGGCAGACGTGTTGCCGCAGTTGGTGTAGATGTTGTTGCATCTCTTCACGCTGAAATAGGCGCGATTGATGCTAACAGATCAGTATTGATTGTTAACGAATCATAATAATCGTTATATGTAAGGGCGGACTAACCGCCCTTACTAAACAGGAGATAGACAATGGCATTTTGCACAAATTTAGACCTTAATGAATATGCACCAGAAATGTTTGAACAAGGCGTTGATGACTGGACAAATGAATTAGCCAAGGCTGAGACAGATGTTAGTAATCTTGTACAAATAAGATGGTATAATAATCATCACAACACAACTGATTTCAGCAAAGCAAAACTTGTTGAAAGTCAATGGACCAGAGCCACAGTTTATAAAGCATTGAGTCATCATATCTTACCAAAGTTATCAACATTTAGACCAGAATCAGATCCATTCAGAGAACAGATTGCTTTTTACAAAGAGAGATTTGAAGAAGAAATGGATGTACAATTTGGTTTAGGTATCAAGTACGATGATGATGGAGATGGTTCTATATCTGCTGGTGAAGTAAATGAATACAAACAGGATAGGCTATACAGATGAGTACAAGAGAAGATATTGTATCACACTTGGTAAAGTTATTAAAGGCTATGAACAGTCCCAAACTTGGAAAAGTTGAAAGAGACCCAATAGTAGTTGATGAGTTACCAAAAACAGCCTTTCCTGCTGTATATGTTGAAACCACAAATGAAGATATAGAAGATGTAACAATGAACAAACTTAGACGAGGCGTAATTGATGTTGAAGTTGTTGTAATTGTAGGTGGTAAATCAAGGGACACACAGCGAAATGTTGTTGTTGAGGGAATTGAAAAAGCATTGATGGCTGACAGAACTGTTGGTACATATGCAAAAGATATTAGCCTTGCACGAGTCGAGGCAGTTGCAGTAGGAGAGAGTGCTCCTTATGCATCTTTAAGAATGGTGTTTAATGTAGAACATCATTACACTATAACATAGAGAGGTAATAAACATGGCAAGTTCATATCATGGTAAAGGTGGCGCTCTAACTTTAGGCGGCACAGCAGTTGCTCAAATCACAGACTGGTCTGTATCACAATCAGTTGACGTTGCTGACACAACGACAATGGGAGATGCTGATAGATCATTCTTAGCAGGAATCAAAAGTTTTGAAGGTTCAGCAGATGTAGTTTGGGCGGCAGAAGACAACGAATCACAATTGGTTGCAGGAGAAATTGTAGTAGGTACAACTTACGCGGCAATTTTCTACCCAGGAGGTGTTACAGGTAATGTATCATACTCAGGGTCTGTAATCTGTACAGGTGTTGAAGTTACTGCGACTGTAGATGATGTAGTTACAGCAAGTATTAGTTTCCAAGGAACTGGTGCTTTAACTGTTGACGACACGGCGGGCAGTTAATAATGAGTAAGGCACGTAATACAATGAGCGGGTTGGGTAAACAAGCATCACTTGATTTACGTGCCTTTACTGAAGAATTTGTAAGAAACTTAAAGACCACAACACCAATAAGAAGTGGTTTTGCTCGTAACAGTTGGAAAACAACATACACAGGCAAAGGCATCTTTAATGGAAGTGGCGGACTTATACCCATTGCTAAAAATGACGCATCATATATTGGTGTGTTAGATGGCAAAAGTCCAAAAGGGTTTTGGAGCAGTCAAGCACCAAGAGGTATAATTGAACCTGCTCTTAAGAAAACCAAGAAAAAATAATGACAAGGAAAAAACAAACTATGACAGTTTTAAATCAAGCAAAAGAACATTTTAGAGCACAGTTAGCAAATGGTATGAAAGAGATTGAAGTACCCGAGTGGGGCACAACAGTCTATTATAAACCACAAACAACTTTCGCACAACAAAGTAAAGTAATCAAATTGCATTCAGAAGGTAAACTTGCTGAAGCATTGATAGAAACATTGATGTATAGAGCATTGGATGCCAAAGGCAAAACAATGTTTAATTTTGGTGACAAGGATACACTTATGAGAGAAGTAGATCCAAATGTTATCGTTAGAATTTGTACAGCAATGAACAGTGAGGGCGAAGGGGACCAGGCTCTGGGAAACTAAAGCAAGACTCAGATGTACTCATGCTATATAGATTAGCAGAACAACTGGGTCAAACTGTTGAATGGGTGATGAACAATGTCTCTGTTTTAGAACTGAGAGGTTGGGCTAAATATTTTAAAATAAAGGCCGATGCGGCTAAAAGGAAAAGGTAATGGCAGATTATACTATTAATATTAATGCTAAAGATAACACAAGTAAACAGTTTAATAAAATAAACGGTGGCTTAGCAGGTATGGCTACTGGTGCTGGTAAATTCAAAGCCGCACTTGGTGCCGCTGGTGCCGCCCTTGCCGCATTTGGTGTTGCGTCAAAGATAAAAGGCACAATTGATGAATTTGATGCTTTAGCAAAAAGTGCAAGAACAGCAGGTGCCGCAGTAAGTGATGATGCATTTAGAGGTTTTCAAGTATTAGGAAAAGCAATGGGTGAAGCGGGTATTGACGCCGCAACATTTGAAAGAGCAATGCTTCAAACAACCAGCAGAATTCAAGCAGGTATTGAAGGTCAAAAATCATACAAAGCAATCACAGACAAATTAGGTGATAGTATTAAAGATCAAAATGGTAACTTGAAAACAGGTGATGAGTTATTGACAACAATGATCAATGCTCTTAACCAAGGTAAAATTACAACAGAAGATTTTGCAAAAGTAGTTGGTGGTAGAGCAGGACCATTGATTCAAGCACAATTTGCAAGTTTAAACACAACAGCAGAAGGCTTAGAAGCAACACTGGCAGATGTTGAAAAACATTCAAACATCATACCATTAGAAGCGGCAGAGAATGCAGAAGTGTTTAATGACACAGTAGGTAGACTTGGCGATGCATTAGGCAAAATGATGACAGATGCAATTACACCTCTGTTACCAATGTTGGTAGAATTTTCACAAAAGTTATTAGCAAATATGCCAGCAATAGTAGACAAAGTTAGTGCGGCATTTAGTGCATTACAACCAGTATTTGGTTTGATTGGTACAGTATTAACAGACATAGTATTTCCAATCATGCAAAAAGTATTTGAAGTTTTGGGCTTTATTGCAGAGGCTATTGCTCCGTTAGTAGATGCGGCTATACCGGCTTTAAAAGGCGCCTTTGAAGGTTTAAAGGCTATTGTAGAAAGCATTGTAGGTTTCTTTACAAAGGTAGTTGATAGTTTAGGTGCTATTGGTGATAAAGCAAAAGAATTGAAAGATGGTGTTGTTGGTACATTTGACAACATGAAAGATAGTGT